AACCCACCGAAGGACTGATTGAAGATGACGAGATCCCCGAAGTTGAGGAAGCAATTACTCAGGCAGGGGATTTGTGGATTTTGGGGGAACATCGTTTATTGTGTGGAGATGCCACAAAGAAGGAAGATGTGGAACGATTGATGGATGGACAAAAAGCTGATATTTGTTTTACAAGTCCTCCATATAATGCGGACAAGAATAGCCATTTAACAGGAGAGGTAAAAGGATTTGATAAAAAATATATCAATATTCCTGATAATTTATCTGATGACAAATATTTGGAATTGATAAAAAAATCAACTGATATGGCATTGTCTATAAGCGAATATGTTTTTGTTAATTTACAGTTATTAACTCATAACAGAATCCCACTTATAGAATTTCAGTATCATTTTAAGAATCAATTAAAAGATATTTTGATTTGGAATAAAAGTATCGCACCGCCCAATATTGTTAAAGGTTCATTTAATACCAAATATGAATTTCTATTTTGCATATCTAATGACACGAACACCAGAGGATTTCCATGTAATTGGCAAGGTAAATATCCCAATGTCATAGAAACAGAATCTAATTCATCTAATAAATTTGCAGATAAACATAAAGCTGGTTTCCCCGTGTCATTTCCATTGTGGGTTATAGAAAAAATGGATTTCTCAAAATCGGTTTATGATTGTTTTATTGGAACTGGCTCAACACTAATAGCCTGTGAAAAGACCAACCGCAAATGCTACGGCATGGAGATAGACCCACATTACTGCGATGTGATTGTTAAGAGATGGGAAGAATTTACAGGGAAGGAAGCTTTGAGGATGGAATTCGCACGTTGTTAAAGCAACGTAGAGCAACGGACAAATGGACGGTGGAATCACAGGCAAAGGATTTAAGAAGGGGAAATCAGGCAATCCCAAAGGGCGACCAAAGGGTGTTCAATCAATCCCTGACTTACTCAGGAAGATCGGCTCAGAAGAAGGCTCGGTTGATGGGTTGTCTAAGCTTGAGGTGGTATTGAGAAAGGTGTTCGGGTTCGCTGTTGATGGGAGAGCGTGGGCGGTTCAGTTCATAGCTGACAGGACGGAGGGGAAAGCAATAGAGCGAAGCGTTGTTTCTGACGAGTGGAAGGAAGTCGTGAAAGAAGCATACAAGCCTGAAAGCTGATTACTTCAAGCGGATAGGATATGAGCCTGAGCCTATCCAGTGGGATATACATAACAGCCAAAAAAGATTTCGAGTAAACATACAGGGCAGACGTAGTGGAAAATCATTTGGAGCGGCAAGAGAAGCGGAGATGGCTATCATTGATGAGAATAGTCGCGGGTGGATTGTTGCTCCTTCCTATGAACTTGCTTCTAAGATTGGTCGTGAGATTAACGAAAACCTTATTCTCAAGTACAGGTTCCCTACCACAAACAAACGAGTCATCAATGGACAACTGTTCTATGCCAAGTTTATCAACAACTCAGAGGTCTGGATCAAGTCAGCCGATTCCCCCGATACAGGACTTGTCGGAGAGGGACTTGACTGGCTTATCATTGATGAAGCCGCACTTGTTTCAAGAACTATATGGGAGCAATACCTCAGACCCACTCTCGCAGACCGACAAGGATGGGCGTTATTCGTGTCAACCCCTCGAGGGTACAACTGGTTATATGATCTCTACACCAGAGGGCAGTCTAATGATTATCCCGAATGGGATTCTTGGCAGCACCCCAGTACAAGTTCGAGGTACTTCCGGGATAACGTAAATGAACTCAAGAACGAACTCACCAAAGAGACCTATGAACAGGAATATCTCGCCAGGTTTACTTCATGGGCAGGGACAGTATTCAATTTCGAGCGAGACGTACACGTTGGTCGATATGATTTCAACCCTGATTGGGAGACTTATTGCTCTGTTGATTTTGGTTTCCGTATGCCCTCTGTTGTTTGGCTACAGGTTGGCAAGGTGGATGGGGACGTTGAGATTCACATCATAGATGAGATCATCCACGACACCAACATCAAGACTGAAGAGTTGGCTGATAGGATTCTTGCAAAGAATTACCCCGTTCTACACGTCTATTGCGACCCCGCAGGTGCGGGAGTCCAATCAACATCAGGACTCGGGGACGTTGAAATCTTTAAAAGAAAGGGCATCTTTCCACGATTTAGAAAGGACAAGGTCAGTCGCTCCGTCGCTTCAGGTGTTGATCTGGTTAGATCGTATCTCGAGAACGCAGAAGGGAAGACAAGACTATTCGTCTCGGACAAGTGCAAAGGCATCATAGAAGATTTTGAGAACTACCGCTATCCTGAGAAGAGAGAGAATCAAAGGCTCAAGGACGACCCGCTCAAGGATGGGCGACACGATCACGGCATGGATGCGGTGAGATATTTTTTTATTAACAGGTTTCCGATCGTTAAACGGGAGGCGATTGAAGTACAAAGGTATTGGTAGATGGTTATTCCCGATTTAAGCGAACAGGCGATTGTAGCAAGTATAAAGAACTGGATAGATGAGTCTCATGTTAGGGAAAGAGAAGATAGAATCAACTCGATGAACTACTATGAGGGCGTGAACCTGGAGGGGGAGACCCGTAAGTGGTTCGATAGTAATGCACTCAAATACGCACCGCCTATGGCAATCAATATCACCAAGAAGCTGATTGATGGCCGTTTCATTTCATATAAGACCGCACCAGAGCGGAAGGCTGATGACAAGTACCTCGATATAATTGGGGACCTGGATCAGGATATGGTGGAGATGGATAGGCTCACGGGACTGCTCGGGAGTATTGCCATGCTTCGCTTCTATGATGAGGATAAAGGGGTACTGGACTCACATATCCTTACAGACTTTGAGCCGTTATTTGTCCCTAATAATCCGAAGCCTGTTGGTCTGGTCTATCCCCTGTTCAGTCATGGACGGGCGAAGGAGAATGAACAGGAGTGGGTATTCTGGTCTGACGAAACACATTTCAAGATGCTGAAGGGTGGACGGATCATTCATGTGAACGATCAAGATATTAATCCGATGGGTGTTATGCCGATAGTTTTCAGTCATCTCTATTCTATGATGGGGAATGAATGGTGGAGAACAGGTAAGGGGATCATGGTAGCAAACGCCAATCAGCTTTACAACGTGTTCGGGACCCAGCTATCGCTTGGCAATATGTATCAATCTCTGGGACAAAGTGTTCTAACGGGAGTAGATGAAGCGACCCGAATCAAGATGGACGTATCGAAGCTATTAGTCCTACCAGAGGGAGCGAATTACCAGATCGTCAGCCCATCGGGATCGCTAAATGAGATCAGGGATAACATGAAATGGGTGGTGGAGACAACAGCCCACGCCCTGCATCTCAAGGTCAAATGGGGTAGTGATGCGGGATCCACATCAGGAGAGCATCAGCGTATCCTTGAGGTTGATCTCACCGAAGCTGTCATGGCTGACTTTGAGCGGTGGAGGAAGTTTGAGAACCAAAGATTTGAACTGGACAGAGCAATACTGGAAACGAATGGGGTTAATGTAACCGATGAATATAATTGCAATTTCTCAGAGCCGCACATACCCCTATCTCCTCAACAGGAGAGAGAAGAATGGGAGTGGAAGTGGTCGAATGGTCTGGCTACAAAGAAGGATTGGTTCAGGCATTTCAACCCCGATATGGATGACAGCGAGATAGATGAACGGCTTGGCGAGGCACAGGCTGAGACTAAGGCACAGACCCAGGTGGCCCAACCCGCTCAATCATTGGTGGAGAGGTTAGTCAATGCCTAAACCTGCGGATAATTTTATGAAAGTCCTTGAGCAGATTCAGAGCAAACTGACAAGGGAACTCCCTACCCTCGCATCACGTCTTGCCAAATTAAGCGATCAGGAGTTGGCGATTATAGCAAGGGAGTTGGATTTCTTTGCTGAACTGAACAGGCTTGGATATAGCGATGCCCTCCAGAAGTTGATGGATAATTATGACGATGTAGCGGCAAAGGTATTCTCTGAGGCATCCAGGAAGGGGTTACAAGTCTCAGTCGGATCAGCCCAATCCCTTGAGTTGATAAAAGAACTTGATGCGGTGACTCTATTGGGACGGGCAAAAGGATACGCGGACAAACTCAAGACTGAAATGCTCAAGGGTATCATATCAGGTGAGAGCGGTCAATCCATCGCTCAGAGATTGGGGGAGACAGTAGCTAAAGAATTGTCCAGTAGTAACGTCAACATGATAGTCAATGATTCATTCTCACGGTTCTCTAACTCGGCTACGTTTAAGGCGTTTGAAGAGGATACAGATCAGAAGTTTATTTATGTGGGAGTCAGAGACAACCTAAATAGACAGGAATGTGCCGATGTTCTTGATGACGCTCAGAATGATACAGGCTACACGGTTGATGAAATAGCTTCCTTGCCTGTGGGCTTAACTGATAGGGGTGGCTTTAACTGTCGGCATGATTGGATAGCGGCGTGAGTAAGGCATCAGACATCCCAAAGATTCCCCGGTCATTATTCAAAACTGCGGCTGAGAAGGCCAAGTCATTGATTATTCTCGATGCTTCAAAAGGGATGTTTCAAAACGATAAAAGTGGTTTCAGTTATGCTGACCCCGAGAGTCCTTATTCTTATGTTAGTTACAAAGCGAGGAGCATGAGAAAGATAGGGCGGGGATTAAAGAAAATAGGTGGAGGAGATCGCCTCAAGGGACTGAAAGGCAAGTCAACAGATACAACCACAGCATTTGTCAACATGAGATTAACGGGGGAAACACTCAGGCGAATCAATGCCAAGTCAATCAAGGACGGGTTCAAACTGGTCTTTGCCAGGGGGGACATTATAGAAGGCAACGCCAAGCGAGGATATGTGTTGAATGATTTAAGAGATAAAAATTACAAAGTGATTGAAGATATGATTGGGCGACAGCTTGATAAGAACATCAATACTTATACGAGCAAACCCATCACTCACAAGATTGGATGACAACAGGGGATGAACGGCTCTAAAATATACCCTTAAATATAAGCGTGGGTTCGATTCCCACCATCCCCTTT